ACGCCGAAAACCGGGAAGCTCCGATAAGCGAGATTGGTCCCGCTCAACGACGCGGCCGCCTGCCACGAGAGATAATATTGCTTGACGTTCGCGTGCGAGATGAAGGTGTCGAAGAACGAATCGCCGCACATCGCGATCCAGCCCTGCACCGGATCGTTGCCGAGAGCGTTTTGAGACAATCGAATCGCCTCGCGGGTTTTCACGTCGACGTTGGTCGTGCCCGTGGTCAGCGCCATGGCCTGCGTCTGCTGCGAAACGCCGAATTCGGTAAACAGATCGTAAATGATCGTCGATCCGTCGGCGTCGAGGATCTGTCCCTTGACGGCGCCGAGCTTGTGATATTCGAGGGTCGCCTCGTATCGTTGGCGGGCCTTCTGGAGCTTGCGATTGACCACGCTCTCAACGCTGGCGAGAACCGCCTGGGGCGTTTGATTGACGGCGTAGGCGCGAAGGTTCTGAACCTCGTCGGCCTGCACCGAGCTCTGAAGGGGCATATGCGGGATTTTGAATGGCCGCATTTTGCGCTTGTCGCTCGAGAAGGTATCACCCGGCGCGCCGCGCTCCGCGACTTTGACCAGGGTCAAGGTCTGTTTATCTTCCTCGATCCAGGCGACCGTTTCGGCGATGCCCTCTTCCTCGAAAAGTTTGTATCGACTCAGTTGATTGGGCACGAAGTCAAAATTGTTGATCGTATGGGTGAGGCCGGCCATCGTGAAGGCCGAATCGACGGCAAATACGTCTAATACATCTGGCATGGAATTTTCTCCTTAAATTGAAATTGCGACGATTGACTATTTGCCCCGAACGATAATGCCGAGCGCGGCGAGATCGGCGACGCCGGCGTCTTTGTCTCCCTGGCTCATGGCAGCCTTCCATTGCAGGAGGTCGTAGTCGACCTCGGCATAGCGCGCCAAAATCGCGCCCTTTTTATCCCCGCTCGTGGCGTCGACCGCGCCGATCAAAACTCCGGCGGCCGTCTGGCTGCCGTCGGCCAGGGCGTTGTCGTATTCCTTGTATTTGCCTGTCGCGGTGATTTTCCCGACGACGAACATAGAGCCGAGATTTTGCCCGCTGACGACGGTGATCTCTTCGCGGGAGATCGTGCGATTACCCTCGGAGAGATTGCCCTCGTTTTTGTGGATCGCCTCGGTTTGCACAGCCATAAAAATTCCTCCTATGGAGACTGGTTAAAAATTTATTTGCCGAAAATTGTTTTTGCGTTACGCTTCGAGTAGATCGCCGCCTGATCCAATTCCACTTTTGGTTTTGCCGTCTGCGCCTCGGGGCGCTGTTTGTTGTCGATCTCCGTCGGGTCGAGCGCCGCCTTGATCTTGAGCAAGTGATCGCTTACCTCGGCGGGCGTGAGCGCAGCGGCGATGAATTTCGGGGCTCGCTCTGCCATGCCGGCCGCAACGCAGCGCGTCCGGATCTCGGCCGCGTGCTCGAAACGTTTCTGCACGTCGGAGAGACGCGCGCCCTTCGCGACGAATTCGGCGGCCATTTCGGCAAGACCGTTTTCGTTGCAGAGCTTGACGATCTCGGCGGCCTCCGCGCGGCTCGTCTTGGCGTCCGGTTCCACGAGCTCGATCCTGTTTGTCGGATTGTCCGTCGGCTGTGGGGCGGGTGGGAGCGCACCGGCTCCGCTACTTGGGGCGGATGCCGACGGGCTGGGCGAGCCATCGATAGCAAGAGGCTTCAGGGCCTCGGGCAAATTTTTGAATCGTGCGAGATTCGCGCGCGCGGCCATCTGCACGGCGCCTGTCACTTCATCGGCGAGGCCGGCGTCGAGAGCCTCCTGGGCGCTGAACCAGGTGTCGTCGTTCATCCATTTCTGGACTTCCTTCTCGCTCTTGCCGGTCTTGACCATGTAGGTCGATTGCAGGGCCGCGGCGATCTTTTCGAGTGAATCGGCCATGTCGCGCATATCCGTCGCGTCGCCGATGACGATGGCGAGCGGATCATGGATGAACATGAAAGTATTGGCGGGCATGATCACCTTGTCGCCAGCCATGGCGATGATCGAGGCGATCGAGGCCGCGATCCCGTAGACCTCAACGGTCACATTGGCGGGATGACGTTTGAGAGCGTTGTAGATGGCGATGCCGTCAAAGACCTCGCCGCCCTCGGAATTGATTCGAACGTGAATTTGCGAAATGGAATCGCCGAGTCGTTTCAGATCGGCGATGAAATCCTGGGCGGTGATGCCCCAATAACCGATCACGTCGAAGATATCGACGAGCGCCTCGTTTTCATTCTGCGCTTTGATCGAGTACCAAGTTTTCATTTTCACCTCGTTCAAAAAAAAGAGGCCGCCACATCCACGCAGGATGGGCGGCCTCCACTTCTCCGGCCGGCGGAGCGACAAAAATTTTGGTTGCGTCTACTTAGATAAATCGACGGGCCGCGTCAAGCCCTCTTTTTTTCTTTCATGAGATCGTCTTGGTTCATCTCGGATATTTGCGCGGGTCAGTCAGATCGCTTTCACTCAACGTCTCACAATGGATCGACGTCGGCATGCCGGTGCTGCGGCCGATGACTATTTCGAATCGAACTTTTTTCAATGATGGATCGATCTCCCAGGCCGGCGAGCGCGCATTGATTTCGCGCGTGATCGCCTCGCTGATCAGTCGCCCTTTAAGCGGCGTTGGCATAATCGTTGTTGCTCCCGTTCTGGGAATCCGCGTTCGGATCGAGCGCTCCGCCGGCAGCGGGGCCGCTGCCGTAATCCTCGGAGAGCCCCATTTGCTTCGACCGCGCGGCGTCTTCTTTGCGTTCCTCGTCCACGTCGCGCACGTCAATGCCCTGATCCGCCAATTCCCGTTTGCGGCTCGTTAGGCCCGCCTTCAATCGGACGACGGCGGCGTTGGCGTCCTGGAGCTCGTGGAGATAGGGCCAGCCCTCCGGATGGCAACTGACGGCGCTGTAGGCCTCGCGCTGCGCGGTGAAATCGGCGCGCGCTTTGAGGGCGCCGCTCATGATGGCGTAATCGATGAAATCCTGCCAGATCGGCATGCACACCTGGGGGATCGTCAAAAGCCAGCGATCCTGCTCGATGATCCGGTGATATTCGGCGAGAACCACGCGGAGCGTGCGATCGTTGAGCTTGGAGAAATCCCAAGAGATGAATTCGTAAGGCACGTCCTGGCCGGCGCCGATCCCGAGAAGTTGTTGATGGACGAAATCGGCATAGCCGGCGCCGCTCGCGTCGCCGTCGAATAATTTGATATCTTCGCCCGGCAGCATCGTGAAGAACGATCCCGCCTGGATCTCGTCGACGGGCACGCCGTCGGCGTCGAGCTCCTTCGCCAGCCCGGTCATTGCGCTGATCTCGTCGTCGCCCTCGTATTTCGGCCGCGTGATTGCGCCGGTGTAGGCCGCGCGATTCTTTTTGCGGACGAGCTCGGCATCGTCGTATTCATCGAAATCCTTCGCCTTGATCATCGCCTGCACAACGGCCGGCACGCCGCGGATCTGTCCCGCGCGGAGCGGGTCGTAATGATGGATAATCATCTCGGCCGGGATCGCGCTCAATTGCTGGAGGCTCCCACTGCTGGAGTAGATCGCGTCGCCTGGATGCGCTCGATACATCCAATAGACGATGCGCCTGCCGATCGCGTTGAAGCCGATGCCCGCATAAACGCGCTCGCCGTTGAAACTCAGATTGTAATTGACCGGGCAGAATTCCGGTTCGAGCAATTGATACTGGATCGGCACCGGGAGACCGTCGCTCAACAGACGCGGCCGGCGCCGAATGAAGATCTCGCCCGCCTCGCGGCGCGTGCGCACGATCAAGCGCAGCATGCCGTTGAAATCATAAACGCCGTCGGCGTCCATGTATTTGATCTGGCGGTTCCAGAGCTCGTCGGCGCGTTTTCGGAATTCCTCGTCGGGCGCGGCAGATTTGAGCGTGATTCCGCAGCCGATCTCGTTCGCCTCCCACGATTTTATGCCGCGTGAAATCCAGGGATTATTTCTCACCTGATCGCGCGCGCGGCTCCGAATCGTTTCGAGATTGTTGAGCACGGCGGCGTTCGGACCATGGGCGGCCGGCATCCAACGCGACAGGCGCCGGCCGGTCGCTCCGATCGCATAGCTAACCGATTTGTAGATGAAACGGGCGGCGAATCTCTTCAGGCCGGTGAACATGCGCCGTCTTAGATAAATCGACGGGATCCGTCAAGCCTCCAAATTTCCGGCTAAGAATTCGGCCAGGCATGACGGATACTCAAAACCCGACATAGATATCCAGGAGAAGCGCGATTCCGTAGGATTTGGCAGACACAATACAAATGAGTTCACAACCAATTGTTCGGAAATACAGCTTGGAATGTAGATTGCGTCTCGTTTTTTCCCTGCTTACGAGGGTGCATCATGATCGATTTTTCACCATCTCGTTACGGCCCTCCTACAGAACGCCAAGATTTGCAGCGAGTGTATCGCTCGAAATCAACTATAGCTTTGGTCAATCGAGTACGACACCGGGAGTTGTTTCACTGGT